AGCGATGACGAACTTGCCGAGGTCATCAATAACGAGGACTACACTCCTTACTTGCCTCAGAACTCTGATTTTGAGCCCGCTGAGGGCATGTATGACATTGACCCTGATTCATTTGACCCACGGGATGATTTGGCTCCTGAGGACGCCCCTGAGGGCGCTCCTAACAAACCTGTCGAGATGGCTGTAGAAATTAGCTCTGAGGACCTCGAGGATGGGTTGCGCGAGTCTTTGAAGCCTAGTGATAAAGATGGTCGTCTTGGGTACGCACCGATTCGGGTTTTTGATGAGGATGGCGAAGAGTTCACTTATGACGTTCCAGCCGAGGCTTGGCGTGATGCTTTGCAGTTGCAGGGTATTGACACAGACGAAATCATCCGTGAAGCCTATGACGGTGGAGAGATGGAGCCCGACGAGATTGATGATGCAATCGAGGGTGAGAACATTAAGACAGAGGAAGTTTTTGGTCTTAGCCAGGAGGAGAAGGAGAAACTGATTGAGGCCACCAAGGAGGGTGGTTACACGGTTAACTTTGTCACTGGCGACGTGCCCACGGATGGGTACATGGTGGCTTCGGAGGCAGACGTTTCTGACGGGGAGGGCGGATTTAAGAAACGCGAGGAAGTTGTTTCTCGTGAAGACTTTGACGCAGACCCCATCAAGTACCTTGATGAGTTTACGTCACGCAACTTTGACAAACTCAAAGAGGATGGCTATTATATCGGTACGTGGACTTCCACGGTTACTGACGAGGAAACTGGCGAGGAGAAAGAGTATGTTTTCTTCGATGTCAGCGAAAGAATAGAAGACAAGGAAGAGGCCCTTCAGGCAGCTCGTGACCGAAACGAAATTGCTATTTTCGGTATCGAAGAGTTTGAAGAGTTTTTCACAGACCCTGAGCGAGAGGCCCAGAAAAATGCAGGAGAAGAAGCCCCAGAAGGCGATGACGAAAGTTCCGAGCAACTACCAGGAGATGACGGAGCAGGAGCGCCAGGAGTGGCTGAAGGAGACCAGCCAAGCGATTCAGGAGAGCTTGAACAAGAAGAAGTAGGACCGCTTGGTCGTGTCTACGACATTTCCGATTGGAACCAGGTAGGCGGACAGAGTGGCTCCAACGCTGGCGGTCTTTATGAGGACGCCGACGGCAATCAGTACTACGTTAAGTTCCCACCAGAGAAGCAGCTCCGCAACGAGCTTCTCGCTTCTGCTCTCTACGAAAAGGCTGGCATTCCTGTTGGCCGCGTTTATCTTGGCCGCGACGCAGACAGCAACGAGGTTTTGGTTTCTCCAATGCTGGAGAACGCAGAGCCTTTAGCTGACAATCTTGACGACTCTGAGGCTCTCGAGGCTGCTCGGTCTGGCTTTGCTGCCGACGCTTGGTTGAACAACTGGGACTCTGTTGGACTCGTGTTTGACAACATGGTTGTCGCGGACAGCGAGTTCCTTGGTCGCGAGCTTTACCGCATTGATGCTGGTGGTGCCCTCCTCTTCCGTGCACAGGGCGGGGACAAGGACCTCCCCGAGGATGTGCAACTAATTGATAGCTTGCGTAACCCAGACATCAACCAGCAGGCTGCCACGATTTATGGCGAGATGACTGACGAGGACATCAAGTTCAGCGTTCAGAAGATGTTGCCTGGTGCCACTGATGAAAACATTGATGAGCTTGTTGACGCGGCTTTCCCTGATGACGCGGAAACAGCTGATTTGTTGAAGGAGCGTTTGAAGTCTCGCCGTGATTACTTGGTCGAGCGCTTCCAGCCTGTCACCCCTGAGATGGCGGAGAGTGCCGCTGACGAAGCAGCTGAAGACTTGGCAGAGCAGCTCCAGGATGCTCAGGAGAAAGTCGATGAGGTTTTCGCCGACAACCCGCTGGTTCTTGACTTTGACGGTGACATCGAGGCTCAGGTTAACGATGCTTTAGAGAACGAGCGGGACTTGGTCTTCTCTTACAACGGCGTAGACCGTATTGTTCGCCCTGTGTCTATCGAGACAAACGAGAACACTGGGAACACAAACATTTCTGCTGTCGATGGTGACGGTAGCTTCAAGAAGTTTACGATTTCCAAAATGTCTTCTGCTTCTGCTGCTGATGACTTGGTTGGCGACATTGTTGGCGAGGACACTTCTGGCGACGAGATTGAGACGTCTGACTCTGAGCTCCCCCAGAGCTTGGAGGAGTGGGAGCAGGATTTGCTCAAGACTCTCGACGATATGTACTCGACTCCCAATTTAACTTCTCAGGATGTCGAGGACTTGGGCGAGCAGCCTGACGTTAACGATGACATCACTTCTGACCTTGTTTCAAAGATTGACGCTTACGAACCCGACGCTCCTCAGGTTGAAACACCAGAGCAGAAGGTTATGGCGGATGCTGTTGAGCAGCTTATCAATCCAGAGGACGACTCAAGTAGCGAGTACCCGACCCCCGAGCAGCTTTTGGCTCAGACGAACTCTCCTGAGTCCACCGAGCCCGACATTATTTGGCAGCGTGTCCAGGACGAGTTTGACGGAACTCTTCTCCCGAACGGTCACGTTGTGGTGTCGTCTACGATGCACGGAGACCGTCGCTACGATGTTGTGGTCCGTCGTGCGAACAACAACACCTTCCACATCTACCACCGCGTTACTTACCCTGATGGCTCGACCAAGGTTAAGGAGATGGGTGGCCAGGGTTGGCACTCCGCAGAGGCTTTGTTCTCTCGCCTGAATGTCCAGATTGGCAACTCGCGACTTTCACCCAAGACTACGGTCAACAAGGCTCTGAAGCAAGAGAACGACAACACTCTCTACGCTGACACCTCAACTCCGACTCAGCCTGGTAGCTATGTTGCTGCTGACGGTTCTGTCGTGAAGCAGGGTGACCGCGTTAGTGTTGTAAACCCGACCCACAGTAAGTTCGGTATGGGTGCTCGCATTGTTTCGGTTAAGCGCAAGTACAGCTCCGATGGCAAGAAGTACACTGACTACCTCCGCGTTAAGTATGATGACGGAACCAAGAACAACATTGTTTCGACTAGTGTTGTTCCAGAGGGCAACGCTGTTCCGAACATCCCCGCGCCTTCGGGTTCGAAGGCTCCTGTCCTCCCGCCGCTGCCTACTTCATCGAAGCTGTCGCCAAAAGCTACCGCTGAGAATGTTTCGCCTGGTGAGGGCATGACTTTGGCGAACGCAAGGCTTCTTCCCGTGGGAGCAGTTGTTATGAGTAACGATGGGCGATACTACGAGCACGTCTCGGATAACGCTTGGTCGGATATTTCTAACGGATTTGGTCATGTGTTTGCTTCTAGCGAGAACGTTACGTACATTGCCCCCGACAAGCAGTCAGCTCTAGACGATGTTGCTCCTGAAAGCGATGCTCCGCTTGACGCGGATGCTCTTCCCGCTCCTACCTCGTGGACGCAAGCTACGACTAAGGCGAATGGTGATGCGCTTGATGAGTTCACTCTTCCCGAGGGTGACCTCGAGGTCGGGACGAGACTGTATGCGTACGCTGCCAAAAACAATAGTGCGGAGTACATAAGCCAGTATGGTTTTGAAAATCAAACTCAGATGGAAGACGGCGTTAGAAGGTACTACACCAGCGAGGGAAAAACTGCTGTAGTTCCTCGGGTCGGCGGCCTTTCATATGCTGTTCCAGGTGCAATTCTTACCGCCCAAAAAGCACAAGACGGCAAAATAAGCACAACTAAGTATGTTGTGGATTCTGCCGATTTTGAGTCGGGAAAGTTTAGTGTTGTTGCTATTACTGGACCAGACAAAACCAAGAGATTCGTCGACCTAGACGGTGATGACTTTGTGGGCACGGGTAAGTTCCTCCCAGTTTTTGAGGCGGACAGTCGTTTTGGCGTCGAGCTTTCTAATGAAAACTTGCAGGAAATCCGAGCCGCTAAGGCACTTCGGGACAACCCTGGGTTCTACTCAAACGATGAAATGGTTATTGGTCCTGGCGTTGAGGAAGTAGAGCTAGAGTCTCTGCCTGACTGGGGCCAAGCTCCTGGCAACACGACGTCGACGAAGGATGCCCTCAATCAGATTCGCCAGTGGGATTCCCTGGGGGACACGAATGAGGCTTCTCAAGGCATTTACACGATGATGGATTCCACCTCGATTGAGGATGGGCAAGTTCGTATTCAGCGAGTTTTTGACGACGAGGGCAGAGCTCGCACCAGGTTGACTGGTAAGTTCACTGCCTGGTTTGGTCGTCAAAAATTTGTCCCTTCTGTTGCTGAGGGGGCAATCGAGGCTGACGAATCTACTGGTATTGATTTTGACTTTTACGAAAGAACAGATTCTGGGCTGAGCTATGCGGAGTCTTCAGTTGGTGGGTTTAGACCTGATGCTGCTAAGGCGGGGGCAACTTACACTTATGAAACTCCGCAGGGGTATCGAGTTAAGGTTCACAGAGCCAATACGACTGCAGAAACTCAGGCTCTTTCGGAGCGTGAGGACGAACTAGACTTCTTTAGCTCGCACTCTAGTGGCAACAACCGCAACGTTTCTTTGCACAATGTTTTTGACGTTTTGCTTCCTGCTGACGCAAGTTCTTCTGATGTGGAGCAGGCTCTGCAGGAAATGGGGATTACCCAGTCGCGCCCAGCTACCGACCTTGATGTTCAAGCAATCAAGGAAAACAAGCTGTTGACTTTGTTTGGCCAGAAGCGCGATGGTGCCAAGAATGCATCTGGCCTTCTCCGTCAACAAGAGCTTCAAAAGATTGAGAAGCAGTTTGGCATTACTGTTGACGACTTGGTTCTGGAGAATGATGGAACTTCGAAGGCTAAGCCATCCATACTTATCTCGGAGAGCGCTGCTCAAAGGATTGTCAAAGACAACAACATTAAACACTTCTATCACAACGTGTATATGAGCGATATTTCAACTTCAAATGTGCAAGGTATTGCTGACAGAATTGTTAACATATTTGAAGATGGTTCTCTCCAGAGCACGGTTTCTCGCATGTTGACTGGTGGCTCAGAGGGCAACTCTTCTAACGACGACTTGTTGCGACCTGGCGCGGATTACACGTTCACGTACTTTGTCAACGATAACAACGAGAACAAGTCGGGACACTGGAAGCCAGAGCCCGATTCAAACAAGTACGCAACATTTATCTTTGACCCCGTACAGATGCTCCGCAGGCTAGATTTCTACGCTAACGAGGGCGACGCTTGGGGCCAAATGCAGGGCAAAGTGTTTGACTCCTTCAAAGCTATGGAGAACGCTAATTCCGATGGTGAAGCTTTGTTCAAGACGGATGTCCCCCTCGGGGCTGTCCGAGCTATGTCGGTGACACCCGAGGTTCGCGCTAGAATTCTTGCACTGCTCAAGGAGCGGGGAATTGACTTCATTAACGGGAATGATGTTGAGCAGATGATGAACACCCCAGCTTCCGACTGGGACTGGAGGTAGCAATGGCTGACATAAAAGAACTGCGCGAAACTCCTGGAGCCCTCTATTTGTACAGTGGAGACTTTCAGGGTGTGGTGACTGTGTTCTCTGCGATGCTTGTGACGGATACTGACGAGCCCGACTACATCATCGTTGCTGCTGACCAAGGGCAACCTCGGAAGTTATCTATCGAGGGCGAGTTGGAGGAGAAAGAAGGCACCTACTTCTTCAAGGCCAACGGGAAAAACTATGCGCTCTCGGATTTTTCTGAGTCACATGCGGAAACTCTTTTTGGTGGTCTGCTGCTAACTAAAGAGCTAGCTGAGATGTACGTCACTACGGGATTCAAAACTTCTGTTGGAGTTGAGGATGGTCGGCCAGTTGGCGTGTATTTGATATCTTCTGACGGTAAAATTTACGCTAGAGAAGATGCTGCATGGGTAGAAAAAGACGAGCTGCCCGATGACCAAGAAATTGTTGAGGTTGGGAACACTAGTGCGGCTATGGTCTCTCGTGGACTTGATGTCGGAGTCGATATCACTCTCCAAGAAGCAAACATTAAACTTAATAACCAGTAGACTTATATAGGAGATTAAATGATTTCTAAAGGTAAAGAAGTAGTCGACTTTGTCGAACTCTACTTCGCTGATAAAACCGAGGAACCTATCGCCCTGGTCTATGTGGTTAAAGGCGTTGGTGAGTACGTTCGACAGGACGGAAAGTGGACACCATTCGAGGATATGCCAGAAGAGGTTTACGACGGTTCGGAATATGTAGTTCTGGAAAAGTCTGACGCTCTGGACATGAAGCTGCTCGAAAAATTTGACAAGGGTGAGGAAATCTCCCGCGACGAAGTTTTTGCTAAGGGAACGGATAAGTACGATGACATCTAGCCAACTGACATACAAGGGCCGTAACGGTTCTCGTGTTCTGTACTTGCAGGACACCTTGGGTGTTGTTGTTGACGAAGCGTCTAACTCCGTTGAGGAAATCAATAACGCTAATGTTTTGGTGGCTTCCGCTCGCTGGCTGAGGCTCAAGGATAAGTCTCCTCGGGATGTAACAGAGGAGCTGGCCCATGCTGCCCTCACAGAGTTGGACATCACAATTGTTGCGGCAGCTGACCGCATGTACACCATCCCGAAGTCTGTTCAGGCAGAAGCCAAGAGGGCTTTAGAGTGGCGAAAAGAAGAGAAGAGGGGTGGTACACCTGTTGGGCTTAACACTGCTCGGACTCTCGCTCGCGGGGGCCAAGTTGGCATCAAGAAAGTCAGGCACATCGCCAAGTACTTCCCCCGCCACGAAGTCGACAAAAAAGGCAAAGGCTACAAGCCAGGACAAGACGGGTACCCCAGCAACGGACGCATCGCCTGGGCACTCTGGGGAGGCGACGCAGGACAGAGATGGGCCTCCGCAATTGTAGAGCGTGAAGACAAGAAGCGCTCCAACGCTTCGCTGACTGCGGCTATGTACGACGAGTACTACGCTCAGGAAAGAATTGACTACAAGTCTTTCAGTGCTGACGAGTCAATGGCAGAGTTCTACATCAGAATTAATCTGACGCACGGTGGCATCGACCGTCTCTACAAGGTAGACGAAGACGGCAGCTGCCGAGTTTGGGATGACGGCTACTGGGAAGACCTGGGCAACGTTGAGCACGACTTTATCACATATGATAAGTCACTGGACGACCCCTACGACAAGGCTCAGAAGATTCACCTGCCTGTTGACCGCGAGACCGCTGTGTCTATTTCTGCGATGTTCGACAACGAGCCTTTCCAGAGTGTTTTCCTTCGGGAAATAAACTTTGAAGAAACTGAAGTTTTTGAGAGTGCGGTTTCTGAAATTGATTGGAAGATGCTCGACCAGCTCAGTGCGGACACGGTTGACGAGCTTGAGGAAGAGGAAGAGTACGACGACGGTTTGATGGCTGCGGGTGTCGCTACTTTTGCGGATGCGGAGAATGATGGTGAGTATACGCCTGAGGAAAGGTCTCAGAATGCCTCTCAACAGGTTCGTGACAAGCTTGGTCGGTTTGCAGAAACTGGGTCTCGTGTTGTTATTGGCGGAGATTACAATTACCAGGGAGTCATTACTGCACAGAATCCTGATGCTGGAACAGTCACTGTGGAGTTGGACAACAGCAGTTCGGTCGAGGTTCCAGGCAATACGACTCAGGAAATAAGCACCTTTGAGCCTATCTCCCAGGTTCCCCCGAGCACACTAGATTTCTCTGGCATTTTGGGTGAGCCACGTACGCCTATTGACCAGCCGACAGCAACTCTCCCTGGACGGTTGCCCGCCCTAAATCGCGACAGTCTTACTTCGGCTATTTCTGATTGGGGCAGTTGGACATCCGACCAGCGTCTTGAACCAGAGTATGAGGCCACTCCTGCTGCTCCGTTCATCCCCAAAGACCCGCCTGACATTAACACTGCTATGGGTCGCTACTACCAGGGTGCTTTTAAGCCAGACGGTTCACCTAAGTCGAGTTGGAACCCGTCTATTGCGGCCAACGTTGCTAACGAACCCCTCCTCCGCGATTGGCTCGACAAGCAGTTCGGCGGAGCTTCTGGTTCCTACCAGGGCGGTTGGTACAGGCCTTCGGTTCCTGTAGAGGCTAAGAAATCCAAAGAAGAGGTTTACAGCAAAGAGAACCAGGATGCCCTGGACAAGAAGTACGACATCACTGCTTCTGGTTTTGTTGCTGCTGGTGGCGCTAAAGAGCTCACTCCCGAGACTTCGGATGTTGCTCCCATGTACATGGCGATTGTTGCCGAGGATGACCCTCAGGCAGTCATGGAGCTAATCTCTTTGGTTCCTGCCAGTACAAAGAGCATCTCTCCTGCGGCATTCAAACGCCGCGAGGGTAAGTGGATTAAAGACGAGAAGATTCTCGCCGACCTTAACAGCCCCACTCCTCCGCCTGTTGTTGTTCTCGACAATGAAAACTTATCAGCCGTGGTCGAGCAGATTGACGGGACAAACGCCGTTGCCGCAAGCGCAGTTGCTCTTAGCAATAACAGCACTTTGCGAGCGATTATGGCTGCTGGTGGGGCTGACCGCAACCGTGGTAACGCCGAGAAGCTTCGCCGTTACTGGACTGTTGGCAAGGGTGGCCTCAAGATTCGCTGGAACACTCCTGGTGACTGGACCCGCTGTAACCGCTATCTCAAGAAGTACATGGGTCCCCGAGCAAAGGGCTACTGTGCTCTCCGCCACAAAGAAATGACTGGCGTGTGGCCTGGAGACAAGCGCAACGTTGGTAAAAAGAAGAAGGCGTTGCGTTCTTCTGGTGAGCTCGAGAGCCTGAAGACTTCGCAGAGCATTATTGAAGAGTTTACTTTGCGTGCCAGGGCTGAGTCAGCCCGCTCCCGCTTGGTTGGTCGAGAGGGACCTAAACCAACTCAGCACGGTTCTCAGTTTGTTATTCCGCTGGTTATTCCAGAGGAGACAGAGACTGGTGACGGTCGCATCTTTGAGAAGGACTCCATCACTATGCGAGACCTTCCGCTCCCCCTGCTGTGGCAGATTAAGACAGGGCAGGGTCACGATGGCTCCGTGGTTGTCGGACAGATTGTCCACATGGAACGTATCGAGGGCGGCATCGGAAATGCTTACGGATATTTCGATATCGGTGAGTTTGGAACGGAAGCTGAGCGTCTTGTCCGCCACGGGTTTATTCGTGGGGTGTCTGCTGACATGGACAAGTTCGAAGCAGACGAACCAGAAATTATTCAGATGACTGACGAAGACACTGGTGAAACACTAGAAAAAGAGTCAGGTAAAATAAATATTAGAAGTGCAAGGATTATGGCTGTAACAATTGTGCCTAAACCTGCATTTCAAGAATGTTATATCCAAGTCGCTGACGAAAGCGGCGACGTTGAGGAGGAAGTAATGCAGCCAGACGGAATCTACGTCGATGGGGTGAACCCACTAGACGCGTCCGCTTTGGTCGCTTGCGGTATGGTCGCAGGAGCAATTCCTGTTGCCCCGCCCAAGGATTGGTTTAACAACCCCAAGCTTGACAAGGCAACCCCTCTGACGATTACGGATGATGGGCAAGTTTTTGGTCACATCGCTGCCTGGCACGTTGACCACATTGGTATGGCTAGCGGTACTCGTCCGCCTCGGAGCCGTAGCAACTACGCTTATTTCCACACTGGAGCTCTTAAGACCGAAGAGGGTACCGATGTTCCCGTTGGTCAGCTCACTCTTGCGGGTGGGCACGCTGGGATGGAAGCAGACGCTTCAGCCGCAGTGAAGCACTATGACGACACAGCTTCCGCTTTTGCCGATGTCCACGCTGGCGAGGACGCCTTTGGAATCTGGGTTGCTGGTTCTCTGCGTCCTGGTACCACCCCAGAGCAAATTCGCGCTGCTCGGGCATCGGCTCCTTCTGGAGACTGGCGTCCGATTAAGGGTCGTCTTGAGCTAGTAGCGGTGTGTCAGGTGAATGTACCTGGCTTCCCAATTGCTCGTGCTCGTGTTGCTTCTGGCCAGGTTATGGCTTTGGTTGCAGCTGGTGCGAACACTCTGGCTCAGATGAAGTATGACCCGCTCGCAGAGTTAAACCAGAAGGTCTCAGACCTCGAGACGGCTCAGTACGCTCCAAAGGTAGAGGATGCTAAATCACGCTTCTCGGCTATGCGTCAGGAAGTGTTCGCTGCTCGTACAGCAGAGCTTGCTGCGAAGGTGAAGCAGGTTAAGGACACCATCGAAGAGGGCGACTGGGCCTACATGATTGAGATGCTCGATGGCGAGAATGAAACAGCTGTTGTCTCTCGCCGTGTTCGTGAGCGTCTCGCTAAAGAGGGCAAGGCAATGCCTGATGGCTCGTACCCGATTCGTAACGTCAACGATTTGAAGAATGCTATTCAAGCGTATGGGCGCTCCAAGCCTGGCTCGCGTGCCGCAGTGCGTAAGCACATCATGCGTAGTGCCCGACGCCTCAAGAAGCAGGACTTGATTCCGCCGAAGTGGAGCACTAAGTACAACGCCGAGGGCGAAGAGCTTTCGCTGCACGAGCGTGTGGCTGCTGTTGCTGCTTCTATGGAGCCAACTAATGAATTGCGGATTCGAGCAGAATTGGCCTTAAAATCGTTAAATTCTGAAGCACTTTTTTCAGAAGAGGTTTTGACCGCCGCTGGGGCCGATGATGAGGATTTGAAGGACTTGGAGCCTGAAGAAATTGAGGCTCTCAAGCAGGAAGCCAAAAAGCAGAAGGCAGACAGCAAACGTGGCGAAGAAAAGGGGAAGTACACCCCTGAGACTCAGCCCCGTGACGCCTCAGGCAAGTTCCGCAAGGTACTTGCTCGCCTCAAGACTGACCTTGGTAAGTCTGGTTTACAGGATGTCGTGGAGAAGGTTGAAGAAGCCGAGAACCTTGACAGCGCTGGAAACTACGACCAAGCAGTGGAATCTGCACAGGAATTAATCGGAATTATTGACCGATTGGACGCTAAAGCGCTTAATCCTGAAGCTTTAGAAAACGTTCGTAATTCTGCTGGTCAGCTTGGAGAGGTTATTTCTAACTTGCCTTTCGCGTTTGGTGCGGATGCAGAGAAGATTCGCTTTAGCGATGTACCTCCCGCCCTGCGCGATTTGATGGAAGACATGGTCACTCGAGTCGAAGACAAGATTGGCAAGGAAGATGCCGACATTGCTACAGAGGAACTTCGCACATTCATGTCTGGTGGAGATTACTACAGCCAGTCTGAAATTTCCTCTGAGATGTCGAAGCTTTTACGACTTCTCACGTAATGTCCGTATTTGGCATTAGAAACGTACAATCACGTACACATGGAACCTGTAATATTTATTACAGGTGGAGTGCCTCCACGCGTTACCGCGCACTGGAGTCCCTCGGCCTCGACTAATCAGCAAGTAGAACAAAAAGTTCTACTGTAACTGCCCTAAGGAGGGACAGTGGACCGTATTAAAGAAATGCTGGACCAGCTGTCTGAACTCGACGACGCACAGGTCGACGAGCTCCAGAACGCTATTATCAGCGAATTTGAATCGGTCGAATCAGAGGAACCTTCCTCGCACACAGTTGACGCTATGACGTCACTTGCCGACATGCTTGACTCCGTTCGCGGGGAACTCAAGCAGCGCGAGGCCGCAGCGCAGGAGCTCGCCCAGCGGGCTGCCGATGCAGCTTCCCGTGTACGCGGCGAGGACGCTCAGGAAGAAACATCTTCCGAAACCTCCGAAGAAGTAGCTACCGAATCCGCCCCCGAAGCCGAAGCCGCAATGGCCAAGGAAGAGGAGAAGGAAGAGGAAGTTCCTGCAACCGATGAGGCAAAGCCAATGAAGGATGAGGCCGAAGAGGCCGCAGCCGAGGCTCCTGCCGAAGCAGAGGAAGCACCCGCTTCCGATGAAGAGGACAAAGAGGAGAAGAAGGAAATGTCCGAAGCGTCGACCGAGGCGGAGAACACCGCTGAACTTTCGACTGAAGAAGCCGCAGAGGAGACCGTCGAGGTCGCCGATGAGGCTGAAACCGCTTCCGCTGAAGAAGAGGAAGCCACTGAGGAGTCTGCAGAAGGGGAACTTTCTGCTGAGGCCTCAGAAGCAACTACAGAAGAGGTCGTTGAACTCTCTGCTGACGAGGACGAAGAGTCCGAAGAAGCAGCAGAAGAAGACGCAGCAATTGAGGACGCAGAGGAAGCTTCGGTTGAAGTTCCCGCTGAGGCCGAGCTTGCATCTGAAGAAGTTGTAATTGAAGAACAATCAACCCCAACTGAGCTTTCCACCGAGGAAGTTCAAGAAACTATGGAGGCACCCGTGACCGCCGCTGCTGATGCAGAAAACTTCGAAATCGAAGTACCAGCGGACCGCCGTATGGAAACAAAGGAGTCAGTCGCTCCCGTGGCAATCACGGCGGGCGCGGACATTCCTGGTTACACTGCGGGAAGTTCGCTCGATTCAATGGACGCTGTAGCTGAGGCTATGGCCAAGCGTTTGCACGGTCTTCGCCGTGTAAACGGAGGAGACGGAGAGCAGCACATCGTTGCATCGCTCACCACTTCCTACCCCGAGGAGCGCACGCTCTCTACCGACGCACAGGAAAACTGGGAGAAGATTCACGCTGTGACTTCGCCCGAGGCCATTGTTGCTGCTGGTGGACACGTTGCTCCGTTTGAAGCTCGCTACGACATCTTCGGAATGGGAACAACTGCTCGCCCCGTGCGTGACAGCCTCCCCCGTTTCCAGGCTGACCGTGGCGGTATCCGCTTCGTTACCCCGCCCGCTCTCGCAGACCACGCTGACGCTGTTGGCATCTGGACTGCTGCGAACGATGGCGCTGAGACACCAGACCCCGCTGCTAAAAACAGCCTGACTGTCTCCGCAGCTGCTGAGAACACCGTCGCCACTGACGCTGTGACTCTGCAGATGCAGTTCGGTAACCTGGCAACTCGTGCATACCCTGAACTGATTGCTCGCCACAACGAGCTTGGTCTGATTCAGCACGCACGTGAGGCAGAGGCTCAGACCCTCTCCGCAATTGGTGCAGCTTCGACAGCTGTCACGTCCACAAGCCTTATTGGCATGGGTCGCGACGTGCTCGTCCAGGTTGGCCGTGCGGCTGCCGCATACCGCTCGCGTCACCGCCTCGAGGCAGATGCACCCCTTCGCGTAATCATGCCCGCATGGGTTAAGGACGCAATGGTTGCTGACCTCGCTCTGGCGATGCCTGGTGACAACACTCTGGCCGCTGGCTCGGAGATTGAGGGCTACCTCGCATCTCGTGGTATCAACGTGACCTTCACTCTTGACGGCGACGTGTTCGCTGCTCAGAGCACAGGCGCGATGACCGAGTTCAAGGACACCTTCGTTTGGTACATCTTCGCTGAGGGAACATTCATGTTCCTCGACGGCGGAACTCTCGACCTCGGCGTCATCCGTGACTCCACCCTGGTCGGTACCAACGACTACAAGATGTTCATTGAGACATTTGAGGGTGTTGCCAAGGTTGGCGTTGAGTCAATCAAGGTCACATCGACTGTTCAGGTTAACGGTGCTGCTGCAGCCCTCCGCGACACCCTTGGTGGCGTGGCTTCTGCGGCCATCGAGTACTAAGCCGAAGTAACAGTAGCTAAGTAAGTAAGTAAGTAACACGAGGCAACGCTCAGGAAAGCAAGGAGAATAACAGGAAATGGCACAATTCAGAGGAGTTTACCCCGCTGGAGAACTGACTCCTGCCCCCTGCGGAATCCTGAGCGTTGCCCGTGTTACCGAACACACTGGCAGAGATTATGACGAGCGTTGGGTCCGTGGTTTCGACCAAGAGTTTGACTCAATGCCGTCCTTTGTTCGTCTGCTCACCGTCAATGACTCAGTTGTTGCTGACGGGGAACTGACAGACAACCAAGCAGATGCAAGACACCTTAACTATCGACCTTTCTACATCGATGTTGAGGATTTTGCTTCCACATTCAGCCTTCCTGGTGAAGACCGTTTTGCTCGAGTTGTAAAAGAGCTCAACGCTGTCACACAGAAGGCTTTGGAGCTTGAGTACTGGGATGGCAAAGCCGCCCAGGGGCTCATCTCCACGTCACCAGATGTTTATGACGCTGGTGAAGACAACATGTACCTCAGTAAGACTGGTGCTTCTACGGTTCCCGTAGCTGGAGCATTTTCTCCCAGCGTTGCTTTGATGTACTTGGAGCAGGCAATTGCTGGCTCCCCCACAGGCGAGAACGGTGTCATTCACATGACCCGCGACCTTGCCTCAAATCTAGGTTCTCGCCTTATCTACAAAAAGGGCGAAGATGAGGGTTCAGGCCGTGCAATGACACGTCTGGGAACCCATGTCGTCATTGGCTCAGGATACTCAGGTAACGGCCCAATCGGTGCAACAGGGGCTGCTGCTTCTGCCACTAACAAGTGGATGTATGCGACTGGGCACGTTAACGTGCATCTTGGCAAAATTGAAATCGTCAATGAAAACTTGGCTCAAGGTGCAGATGTTACAATTAATAACATGAGAATCAAAGCGTACCGCCCTGCAGCGGTATTCTCTGACCCCTCGATGCATTTTGCGATGCGAGTGACAATCCCCAACACCTAACTAAGAAATAACCTTTAAGGAGCACACTAATATGGCTACACAGGATTACGCAGCCAGCGTCCAAGGTGTGGCGATTCGAGTCACTCGACTGGACGCCGCTGGCAATCTCCTCAACGAACCAGGAGACAGCTACACCACCTCGGCGTTTTTGCGAGCCTCTTTCACCCCTGAGTACGAAGAGGGCGATGAAATCACAGAAAAGTCGGCTGACGGCACGATTTGCGTGTCTTACAAAGCGCCCGACACTCTGAAGCGAATCACCATGGAAATCGCTATTTGCGAGCCTGACCCCGAGCTTACTGCTCTGATGTCTGGTGGTCTGCTTCTCCGTAAGAATTATGGAAGCTTCGCCTCCCCCGACAACCAGAGCATTGGTTGGGCAGCCCCCAACGTCGGTGATGACCCCGCTGGTAACGGTGTGGCTATCGAGGTTTGGTCCTTCGCTGTTAAAGACGGCAAGCGTGCTTCCACCAACCCCTACTTCTACTGGGTCTTCCCCTACGCGAAGCTCCGCCAGAGCGGTGACCGCGTTATCGAGAACGGCCTGCTGGCTAACACGTTCGAGGGCTACGGTCTTGGAAACGTTTCGTTCGCTGGTGGTCTTGATGACCGCTGGGAGTACCCGATTGCCACAGAGCGTCCCTACGCTTACGCACGTGGCGACTGGGCACCTGAGGGCCTGAAGGGCTTCCACCAGTGGTTCGGAGAGAGCACAAACACCGTGAGCAACAAGTCTCTCACTTCTAACGTCGCTACTCTGACAACTGGAACCGCACACGGCTTCACGACTGGTCAGACAGTGGTTGTGACTGGAGTTGACAGCACCTTCAACGGTACTCACGTCATCACAGCTACACCGACCACCACATCGTTCCGCTTCGCCAAGACGAACGCAGATGTCGCTTCGACACCTGTCTCGCCTGCTGGTGAGGTTGTGCGTCAGCGCGGTTACCTCGCAGTCTCTGACTTCGAGAGCCAAGGTTCGACCTCGGGATACAACGTTCCTGGTACGGATGACTACAACCCAGACAACCCGATTGACTTCATCATCGCATCGTCTGAGGACCCCACTTCCTAATTAGCTAAAGGCGGGCAGCTAGCCGTGAGTGTGTTGATACTCCGCTGCTGCCCGTCTTTACTTATAAATAAGGAGACGCAATGAGCAACCTCTGGGTAGACACTGAAGACCTAGGCGAATACGCCGACTCTGATTATGCCTACGAGGCGGTAAAGACTGCTTCCTACATTATGTGGGGACTGTCTGGTCGTAAGTTTACGGGAACTACTACTGTTACCGAGCGCTACGTTTCGATGTATGACCCCTACCTCAGGGCTAATGGCTCCCGCCTGGGGTACACTCCGACTTTGATTAACGGTCAAGTGGAGAACATCCCTACTGGTAATCAGGCGCGATACTCGCACCACGATTTCCTCGGGGACGGAACATCTTCTTACCAGAGGGTGCGACTGCGTGGACGTAAGGTTGTTAAAATCCACAACCTTCGTGATGGCAACGGAAACATCATTGACCCCAGCACGTACTACCTGAGTGACCACTCAACCGTGTACGGTACGCCGAACGCAAACTGGACTTCAGCCAACGTAGAAGTTACATATACATATGGTTCTCCGCCTCCGCAGGCTGGTAGAGCTGCAGCCCGTCTTCTTGCCAATGAGCTTGTCAAATTGTATGAAGACGATGACACCTGTGCGCTGCCCCAGCGTGTAACTTCTGTTGTCCGCCAGGGCGTGAGCTACACCGTCCTTGACAATCAAGACTTCATTGACGAGCTTAAGACTGGAATTTACGCGGTTGACTTGTTCCTCCGTGTCGCCAACCCCGACAGGGCAAGAGCTCGTTCTCGAGTGTTTAGCCCAGATGTTCCCCGTGCACGTCGCATCACAGGTAAGAGCCCAGCTTTCGAGCTCAGCGCACTTGACTTGTACTTCAACCAAGACGGTGGGACAAACATTTACTACACCAACGAACTTGGCGCGGACTTCCTGGCAGATGACAGCGCTTGGGAGCTTTCTGCGGTTGTTTCTAACTTCAACAACACGACTACAGAAACTCTAGCGAATGCTGCTTTCTACGATGACACCGAGGGAACAATTCGCCTGAGCGCGAACTACTCAGACCTTCTTGCCGTACTGGGGCCTAGAGACCCAGGAACTCTTGACATTTATGCAACCCGCCCGAGTCTTGGCAACCCTTCTGTAGATGAAGTTATCAATATACTTACAAGTAATGTTATATACCAACTGGGAGACCGCGTAACACCTATCGCAATTGCATAAAGACTAAGGAAAAGACATGCCATTAACTGACGTAAGCGGCGCAAGCGACGACGCTAAGAACCTTGCTAATTTTCTGCAAGAAGTTCTAAACAGGGTTATCTCTGTCTACGAGTCTTACAGTATGCCTCTGCCGACCAGACGCTACTTCACAATGGCTACCCCTGTGGTGGATTGCGAACAGGTTTGTGTTTCCTTTATTCAGATGTATCTGGGCACCCCAGGAGACGAAGCAACAGAGCCTCGCCGTTGCCACGACCCCAGGACTGCAACTATTTCTGTGCAGATTGCTAGGGCTGTTCCCATTACTCAGAACAACGGTCAAGCTCCTAGGGCTGATGATATCCAGGATGCCGCTTATGTTTCGGCTCTTGATGCGTGGATTTTGATGGAAAGTATGAACAGTTTTGATGCTTGGTCTGAGGCTGGTCCTTTTGGTCTTGGAGTGATTGCGACCATTGATGCTGATGAGCCCGAGGGTGGGTTTCAGACAACTCGTATGACTCTAACCATGGCGGTTCCGTAGTGGATATTCAAATAAACGGACGAGCTATTGATTTGTTCCTTAGGGACCCCAAGTTGCCAGTTGGGGTGTTTCTTAGGAATAAGGGTAGGAGAATCCTTGCCAGAGCTAAAAGGCTGGTAGGAGTGCGAACGGGGGCTCTTAGGTCTTCACTGCACATGCGACACTACAGGGACCCTCGAGGACAGTACATCAAAATTGGCTCCAACGTGAGGCACGCCTACCTACACCACGAAGGGTCTAGGCCCCACCTAATTAAGCCCGATAAAAAACAAGTTTTACGCTTCCAGTCAAAGGGTCAAATAGTCATGACGCACTTGGTCAGACACCCTGGCACGAAGCCAAATCCCTATCTTACGAGAGCTCTTAGGTCAGTAAGGACTTGATAAGATAGTAACAATGACGCACTACAAAATGTGGCGTCTTAGACAAAAGATAGAGGAATAACATGACAAACAGATTCAAAGATTTTGGTGCAGGCGGAGAGGTTTCCCAGGAGCCAATTTCGTTTAAACTGCACGGGCAAGAGTTTAACTGTCACCCGAACCTTCAGGGACGCGCTCTTCTCGAGCTTGCGGCTAACAGCTCTGACGACGATGGGGCTGCTGCAGCTAGAACAATTAATGAATTCTTTGCTACCGCTTTGAAGCCCGAAAGCTACACAAGGTTTGATGCCCTCCTGAACGACCCGACCACTATTGTTACGGTCGAAACTCTGGGAGATATTACGGCATGGTTAGTCGAGGAGTACTCCGCCCGCCCTACACAGGAGCCATCGGGCTCCTAGCATGGGCAGTTGACCTTTGGCCATATGTGCACGGACAAGCCATAGTTAGGGGGCTGAGACTTACTGAAATGGATTCCAGCGACATGCTGGATGTAATTCATTACTTTTTTGAAGTAGACCATCAAATGGCTACGGCAGAAGAGGCAGAGGCTAAATCTAATATTAGAACACAGATGTACCAGTCTCTGTATAACAAAAATTACAAATATCAGTACAAGTCACAATCATCAAGCAACAGCTATAATTATAGTACTACTACTGCTAGCGGCGAGCCACTTAGTGACGGGTTCGTTGGCGGTGTAGATGCTGATGACCCCTTAGCGCCAGAAAAAGGACCAACAAAACCCTTTGTACCAGCAACAGAGTTCAACCCCGACAGCCCGAACCCATTTGGGGGAACTCTTGACCCACCATCAGGATAGAACAAGCGAGAACACATGGCAGTAGTAGGTAGTGCTTTTATTACTGTTCGTGCACTCACGAGCAAGTTTGTTCCAGACCTCAACAAGGGCCTGAGCGGCCTTACCAATGTTGGCGAGAAGCTGGGAACGCAGTTTGCTGGCAGGTTTGCTGACGCGGTCACTCCTCAGGTGCTTAGCAAGCTAGGTGAATTAACTAACTCTTTAGAAGCTTCTCGTGTTGAGTTCCGCCGTGTAAACAACGCGGCTAGGTTCCTGGGGCCAGCACTTATTGGACTTGCGGGAATTATTGGTGCACTGGGTGGTGGGCTAATTGTTCTGGGTGCCGCTGTTGGGAACGCTGCTAGGGCTTTAGTTGTTCTGCCCGCTGGGCTGCTGGCTGTCGCCACTGCGGCAATTACTACAAGAGTTGCGTTGGGCGGGGTTGGTCAAGCTTTGCAAGCTGCCAACCAAGCCCAAGCAGGGTCTGCTGCTGCCAGTAGGGCTCAGGAAGCAGCTTTAAAGCGGGTTACCGCTGCACGAGTAAAGCTGAAGCGGCTACTAGAAGAGGAGGCCCCAGCTGAGCTGGCTGCGGCCCGAGAGCGAGCTGCCGATGCGGCTCGTGGGGCTGCTGATGCGCTTCTGTCTGCTGAGAGGGCTCAGCGGGGATACAACGAAGCCCAGAGAGCAACGCTTGATGCAACTTTGGCTGTTACAGCAGCCAGGGAAGAAGCAGTAGAGAAACTTCAACAACTTAGGTTCCAGGTTGAAGGCGCTGCGATTAGCGAAGCCAAAGCGCGACTTGAGTTTGAAAAAGCAAGGGACTCGCTGCAAGCAGTTCAAGACCTCCCGCCAAATTCTCGAGCCCGCCAAGAGGCAGAGCTTGCTTTTGCCCAAGCTGAGCTAAATCTCCGCAAAGCGATTGACAACAACTCTGACCTTAAGAAAGAAGAGGACGCAGCCACCAAGGCTGGTGTCGAAGGCTCCGAAGAAGTTTTGTCTGCCAAGGAGGCTTTGGCTAAAGCTCAGCAGAGAGAAGCCGACCTTGCCATAGATACGGCTAGGGCTTATCAACAGGCGGCAGAAGCGCAGAAGGATGCAGCGGAAGCAGCGGCAGCAGCTGCGGCAGGGGGCACCACTGAGCGGGAACTTAACAGGCGCATCGCCGAAGCTCGAGAGGCACTAAAAGAAGCCGAGCAGGCAGCGGCACGAGCGGCTTCTGGCGGAATCGATGCATACGCCCAAGCCATTAAAGACCTGTCCCCCGAAGCTATCGCCTTTGTTGAGTTTTTGCGGGACTCTCGGGACGCATTCCTAGAGTTTAGATTTGCCGCAGGACGTGACCTATTTGGCCCTCTTACGAATGCTCTTGAAATTTTCCTTGCGGCTGGTGGTCCGATTCAAGCGATTCTGCAGGAGACTGGCGGTATTGTTGGGGAATTCGCAGAAAATCTCTCCACTGCTTTGTTTACGGGGGAAGGCTTTGAGAGGCTACAGAATGTCTTCGGCACAAACAATGACCTGCTGAGGAACCTAGGCACCGCTGCCGTCAATCTGGCTTCGGCGTTCTTAGTTGTTCTAGAAGCCGCCGAGCCCCTCATCACAGCGTTTGGCGAGTGGGCAGCATCTTCCAGCCTGAGCTTCTTAGAGGACCTAACCAGCGAAACCAGCACTCTGGGGGAGACTCTTGGTAACGCGCAGAGAAACTTTGAAAACTTGGCTGGAGTCATTGGAACATTCTTCCAAGCTTTAGGAGTTATTGGCGGGACGATTAACCAAGAGGGTGGAGCGGCTGATACTTTGCTCGGCGGCCTTCAAACTAGGGCTGATGATTTTCTTGCAACCATGCAGAGAATGGCTGATGATGGAAGCCTAGATGATTTGTTTACGGGCCTCGCGAATAACTTCTTACTTATTTTTGACGCGATTGCTCAGCTTGGTGGGGCGCTTCTGGAAATTGGGGCCACCCAGGGAATAAAAGATTTGCTCACTGCTTTCACTGGGGAGAACGGTCTTATTGGAGTCTTCAGGGAGGTCGGCCTAGCCCTCACGGAGGGTGAGGATAGTCCCGTCTCGGGGTTGGCCACATTTATTCAAAATTTCGGGACACTAGTCAAAAATCTGACATCGAGTACAGCACTCGAGAGTTTCTTCGAGACACTAAACGGGCTTTTGGAAAGATTTGTTTCTTTCACTGAGACAGACGCATTCAAACTTATATTTGACAACATCGGTCCCATATTGGCTCAGGTGGCTGCTCTTGGTATAGCTTTCCGAGCCGCTAAGTTTTTTGTTGAGGTGTTGGCGGGCTCGCTTCTTTTGCTTGCCACCCCATTCCTCTTTTTCAAAAATAACCCAATTGGCGCGAAGATAGTGGACCCGCTCAAGGTAGCAGCAAAAATTTTGGGTAGGTTCCTCGGTATTGCTGGTCTCGTTATTGGCATATTTGTAGCTATGTACGCAAACAGCGAAGCGTTTAGAACTTCGCTTGGTGCTGCTTTTGAGGCCATTGGAGCAGCCATCCAAGGTGCCATGGATAACATTAATGGTGTAATTCAAGACGTCTTCCCAGGGGTTCAGGGTCTCGGCGACCTGTTTAATGAAATATTTGGCCGCTTAGGTGATTTCTTCTCGGGAACACTTGTCCCTCTGATAGCTGGAATTATTAGTGCCGTTATTGGTGGCATCGGGGGACTAATTGCGGGTGTTTTCAAAATCTTTGACGCCTTTAAAACTGTATTTGACGCTATTTCAAATGTATATATGGGCTTTGTGGCCCTCTTTACAGGTGACTTTGAGTCAGCAATTGGCTTTTTCGAAAATGCCCTCGAAGGGTTTAAGAGCTTCTTTGTCAAGCTGTGGGAAGGTCTACTCGCCCCTGTTAAGGGATTATTCAACGGCATCATTGACGCCTGGAACAACACTGCAGGCAAGTTTAAAGTCAACATCCCCGATTGGGTTCCTTTCATCGGAGGAAGAGAATTTAGTATCCCCAATATACCGAGACTTGCTAAAGGTGGAATTGTCCCCGCAACCCCTGGCGGTGTTGTCGCAACAATTGGTGAGGCTGGGCGTCCAGAGCGTGTCGAACCCCTAGACCCAGACGGTTTGTCTAGGCGTGATAAAGCTATGATTGACCGTTTGACGGGTGGGGGTGCTGGTGCAACTATCAACGTGTACCCGTCACCAGGAATGGACGAAAGAGAGCTGGCAGACCTCGTGTCGCGTAAGCTTGCTTACCAGATGAGAAGAGGTTCGGTCTAATGGTATTTACACCAGCTGATGAGGCTTATTCAGTCAATCGTGGTCTACAAAACCTCGAGTCTAATGAAATCGAGAAGCTTCGGCTACGCGGTGACGTAGTCCTCGGCGATTTTATTTTCAACACCATTGACAGTTCTGGTGTGGTTTGGGTTCTCACGGATATCGAGAACTGGTGGGCTCCGCCCCCTGCAGACGTAGATGTCATTGAGCGCGGCTTTGGTGATGGGGCATACGAAGTTGCTGGTAGGTACAACTCACGTCCTCTCGTTATTGAGGGTGTCTTCTTGGCTCCTGACCCAGCGCTTGTGGAGGCAGCTAGAGACCGCCTTATCCAGGCGTGTGACCTGGTTCGCACTGGTGCGTGGCTAAAGACGGGGACTAACCCCATTCGTGCTTCGTATGTCTACCTCAGCGGTGACGTGTCTATCGATACCGTAAACACTAGAGGCCGCACCGAGTTCTCTATCGGCCTGAGGGCACCTGACCCGATTAAGTACTCTTGGAATGAAACAGCTCCCGACGGATATGACTTTGCTGAAATCCCTGTAAAAAACAGCGAGCTTGGGTATGACGGACAGGGTGTTGTCCAAAACTCTGGTAACTACAATGTTCCCTGCATCATGGAGGTCACGGGGCCTTTTGCGTCTCCTGGGACTATTTTTAATAGGACAACCAACGAATTAATTCTCATCACGCAGAGCCTTAAAGGTCGCCTTTCAAGAGCTATCGTGAATAAAGAACTGTCTTTCGATGTTGACTCTCTTACAGACATAGCCAAGCTCACAACAACGGAGCCGCACGATTTCTCGGTCGGCAACAGCGTATACGTTTCTGGTGTCGGAGCTCCTTTTGATGGAGACCAAGTAATAACCTCTGTCCCCACAAGTACTACATTTACTTTCACCACTTCTGCTGCAGACGTGGAGTCTGTGTCGTTCAAGAGTTTTGATAGCGGTGTCGCGTCTTTGGAGACCACAGAAGACCACGGTTTCAATGTCGGGGAAGATATTGTAGTTAACGGTGTGGACGCTCTGTTCGACACCGAGCAAGCGGTAATCCTTTCTGTTCCCTCGAGCACGTCTTTCACTTACTCGGCTCAGCGGTCTTCCCCTCAGTCGATTTCTTCAACGCAACTGACCTCCAACATTGCCACCATCTCCACGACTCAAAACCATGGGTTCATTGTGGGCGAGGAAGTCACCATCACTGGTGCTGGGGTCAACTATGACGGAACTTTTGAAATCCTCAACGTTCCCACCACTAGCACGTTTACATACGCGTCTACTCGAACTAACTCTCGAGAAATTTCTACTGTAGAGATGACTAATGATTTGGTCACCGTTACGACGTCCTCTGCCCACGGGTTTGTTGCGGACGAGGGAGTAAACATCTCTGGCGTGAATCTTTCCTTGGACGGTGGGTACATCATCGAGGATGTCACTTCTAACACATTTAACTATCTCCGTAATCGCGCCACTGAGATAGCCGTAACTGTGAAGGCAATTAGCTCGAACGTTGCGACTATTACAACTTCTAGTGCTCATGGGTTTGTGATTGGTGAGCAGGTAACCATTAGTGATGTTGACTCCACATTTAATGGAACATATGAGATAACCAGCTTGCCCAGCAACACGAGCTTCACTTTTGACAAGACTGCGGCTGACTTAGTGTCGACAACTGTCGCTGGCGGTAAGGCTAGAGCTTTTAGTAGAAAGATTCGAAATCGCGAGATTATCGGTAACGTTGCCACCATCATCACAGATTCTATTCACGGAGCAATTTCTGGTGAAGAAATAACAATTACTGGAATGGGTGCCCCCTTCGACGGGACTCACACTATTACTGCAATTCCGTTCCTCAATGTAATTAACTTTGAGTTGGTTAACCCCAACATTGATTTGGAAGAGCCTTTTGTTGTTGACAAGGCAGCGCGTAACAGCGAAATTGTAACCCTCACCACGCAGGTCGCCCATGGGTATTCTGTCGGGCAAGAGATTCGAGTTACTGGAATCGACAACTCCTTTAACGGAACGTACACAATTATTGCAACGCCTTCCGCAACCACTTTGACGTACTCGACTCCTGGTGGAGGGGACGTCCCTGAGGAAGACGCCCCGAATGGTGCACAGGTTATTAAAGACTTTGGCTTCTTTGAGATGCCAGGAACAATCGAGTCAACAGCCGTTGCTGATGGGTTGGCCACGGTGGGTGGAAGCCTCCCCTTCGCGGCTTCGTCTGGCTCTGCTGCCGTTTCCAATGTAATTTCCAGAAGGCCCGCTGCTGGTAACGCAATTAAAAAGAATGATGTTCAGTTCACGCCTGGGCTTACTGGTGCTACAGCAATTGTTAGTGCCGACATCCTAGAGATTGACACTAAAGACCATGTTGTTGCTTTCAACGGCTCCGTGCAAAACGCGAGAGGTCGTGTCGATGTTTTGGCTGACTTCATCAAGTTGGCTCCTGGGTTTAATCAGCTCGAGTTCGAAGACACAGGCAACCCTGAAGGTGAAGCAACCCTGCGTGTTTATTATCGTTCTGGCTGGCTTGGCTAATAAACTTAAAACGAAAACGACAGGATAGACGATGGCAATAGTTAAGAATATCGAGTATCGGTATTTTCTGACCGACTTGATGAGCAACGAGATTATTTCGGAAGTGCCCTTTAAGGGAGTGTCTTTCGAACGAACCAATCGCAGGGCTGGCTCCTTCTCGGGGACAATTCCTTTCGTGGAGGCCACTGAAGGGCTAAATCTTTACGAAGCCACTATGCCTGGGCGAACTGGGCTGTACGTGATGCGAAATGGCGTTTGTGTCTGGGGTGGGATTGTTTGGTCTCGGTCATACTCTGTCGACAGTCAAGAACTTGGCGTAGACGGCGGGGAGTTCCTCAGCTACTTCTACCACCGCAACATCTGGCAGACAATCCAATACGGGTCAAACTTTATCGGAGTTGCAGAGTATTCCGTAAGCGATGGCACGGCTACGGTTACCACCGAGTTGGCGCATGGGTTTTCTGTAGACGATGTTGTCCGTATAACTTTCACAAGTCCTTTGGTGGACGGAACTCAGACAGTCACAAGTGTTCCTTCCGCTACGCAGTTTCAGTTCACCACTACTTCTGCCAACGGGGGCGGACAAAGTACCAGTGGAGCTTGTCGTCTTATGGTTGACAGCTACGACTTGGCTAGAGACTTGGTCTTCCGACTTTCCTCCGATTTGGGTGGGCTTGCATTTGCCAACGAGTTCATCAAGCCAGCTAAAGAATTTCAAGCTTCTATCGTTCGGGTCACTCGGTCTTCTAACTCGGTAACTTTGAGGACGCAGGAAGACCATGACATCATTCCTGGTCAAGAAATAGAACTTTTCGAAATTAACTCCGACATTGACGGATTCCACATAGTGTCATCCGTTCCCGACAGTCGAACAGTCGTGTTCCAACAGTTTGGTTCGGACATTCCTAGAACATCACTGCCTGGAATTAGAACACTCAATGTGGTCACAAAAGAGCTAACGAACAACATAGCAACTATTACTTTGGACCTGCCTCACGGGGCTTCAGTCGGGCAAACAGTTTTCTTGACAGGAGTTGACTCTTTCTTCACGGGAGTGCTGGACCAAACTTTTAACGGAAGATTTGTTATAACAGATGTTCCCACGGAGAACAGTTTCTCTTTTAGCTCTGGCGGGATTCTTAACGTGCCTGAGAGCACGGTTGCTGGTGGCATCGCTCAGTTTGGGTCTAAGGCTGTGTACGGTGATTACGGAAGCTACACTGCCAACGCAGATGTCGGCATTGCTTTTGAGAACTTAGATAAGAGTGGCTACTACCAAGACACTCAGGTGTTCCGTGGCTTTGAGCAGAAGACTGTGGGGGAAATCCTTGAGCAGTACTCGAACACTGTTGACGGCGGTTTTGAGTACCGCATCGACTGCGATTACGACTACGACACTGCTTCTTTCACTCGCACCTTCCGAATGTTCCCGATTGATTTAGCTGACCCGCCTCCCCCAGGGGACGTCTACCCCGTCACCGCATTCGGTGCGGAAAAGGTGGTCTTCGAGTACCCAGGGAATATCGAAACTTTTTCTATTGACGAAACCGCAGAAGATTCCGCTACTCGCTTTTTTGTTGTTGGGAACATAGAAGACCTCAATAACGAAGCAAGTCAGCCCTATGCGGGAGCAGCAGCCAGAAACCTTTTGGACAACAAAAACGGAAAGAGTTGGCCACTTCTCGACCTCTCTGAGCAGCTAGACGAGATTGAGAACGAGTTGAGCTTGCACCTTTACGCTCAGGACTACTTGTACGAATCTTTGCCTCCCGTAAGCACATACAAGCTCACGGTTAACGGTTCGCTATCTCCAGAGGTGGGCAGTTTCTTTCCTGGGGATTGGTGCTCCATCATTATCAATGACCCTTTTGTCCAACAAAGACTTGCTTCAGACCAGGAGCCTCGGGATGACGTGCTTATCCGAAAGATTAGCTCGTACAAGGTTAAGGTCCCAGATTCTCCGTCTTTCCCCGAAATAGTTGATTTAGAGATAGTGACAGATTGGAAGGTTGACCAAAGTGGCAACTAGAAGAAGAGCCAGCAGACAGAGTCTTACGGGGTCTATTTCAGACCTTCAGCGTAGGGTTAGATATCTTCAAAACAGGCCGTCGCCCACATCCTTGGGTAATCAGTCTGTCGTGCGTAGTGCGCTTCAGCCTAGGGCGGTCAGTAACGACCAAATTGCTCTTAACGCTATTAGTAACGACCAGATTCAAGCTGACGCTATTAAGCAGGCTCAGATAGACAACAACTCTGTTGGAACCAGTGAGCTTATCGGTCTTTCGGTAACTAATGAAAAGATTGCAATAGGCACCATTGAGAATGACCGAATGGCTGAAGAGTCCATTGACTACATCAATATGATTCCAAACTCTGTCCGTGAGGACACACTGGACGAAAACTCTGTAAGTTTTCGCGCTTTACAGCTCGATGCTGTTGGCAACGAAAACATGCTTGGAGACTCGGTCGGGAGCGACGAGCTTCAAAACGACTCTGTTGGGAGCGGTGCGCTTCAGAATAACTCGGTGGGGAATTTTGCCATGCAGAGTGACTCGATTGGGAACGCTGAACTGCAGAGCGGTTCCGTGGGGACCAGCCAACTTCAGAACGGTGCGGTAACAAGCTCTAAGATTGCGTCTGGAAATGTTGGAAGCACGCAGTTGTCGAACAGCTCTGTCACCAACTCTAAAATTGCTAATGGTGCTGTCAGCTACGCCAAAATATCCTCTGGCACTTCGTCAAGTATTGTAAGCGCAGGGTTAACTACTGGTTTTGGTATTAGAAAATCAGGAAACAATATTAGAGTAGAGACTGGACAAATTTCTACCAAAGGTCACCGTCACTCGTACGTGGATAGGTACTACTCCCGAGATTCTTTGGGCGGAACTTTGACTAGCTTTCGCACGGCCAATGTCACCACATCTGGGGACTCTTCTTCGGTTCGGTACAAGACTGACATCTCAGACCACCAGCCATCTGACCCCAAAAAGCTTTTAAATCTTACTCTTAAAAAGTTTAAGTATAAAAGGAGTAAAGCATACAACCACGCTGAGAAAAACAGAGAGTGGATGCACGGTTACATGGCTGAAGAGCTCATTGAAATGGGTTTTGAGGAAGTTGTAACGTACGACGCAGAGGGCAACCCAGACAAGGTTAACTATGGACTTTTGTCGGGATTCGTGTTGGAGTTAGTTAAACTGCAACAGGATGAGATAGAATTACTTAAACAGAAAATATCTGAAGTGGAAGACAAAAAGTAATGACATATACCTTTTCATATACTCCTGGTTCTAGACCTGTCTGGGAGAAAGTCTTTACCTCCTCTGGCGGAGAAACTTTTTCGGTAGCTCTAGTGTTTGAAAATAAAGAAGACAGAGAGGCTTTGTCTGCTGCAGAAGCCTACACTCATATGGAAAACTTTATCCAGTATGTAAAAGACATTACAGCTGACATTTCAGTGGTTCAACTTTCTGAGCCTGCACCGTCAAGTTTTTGGCCTGTCAATGGCGACTACGATGAAGCCGAGTGGGCCATGCAAGAAATTCAAAAATGGTGGAACTGGGCATACTTTAATGATGCCTTTAGCGCAGAAGAGTCCGCATAATGTTTGAGGTAAAAGACGGCTCCCGCATACTCCAGTTCAGTGGGCACCTCTTGGGGGAGTCTTCTTCTTGGAGACGCGGCTCGGTACGGTGGATTGAGTTTAAGCTCTACAGAACCGAGAACGGAAAATACATCCTCTCTCGTGTCGGAGTCTCTCTTGTGTTCCACTCTTCCACTTGCCCGCTTGTGAAGAGGTATGGACTTTCGGAATCACAGCCACATGAAATAAAAGAATTCGCTATGCCTTGCGAAGAGTGCGACCCCGAACGAGACCTACCTATCTTGTTCCCCGAGAAGGACAGGACCTGGGCTCAGGTGAGTGACGATGCGGAGCCAGTGCTTGACGCGCTCTATAAATACGACCAGAATGGTGCTAGGTATTTGACGCACGTCGCACAAAGGCTGTTGGAAGAAGCAGCAGAAGTCGATGAGCAGATTGACAGCGTGTACAGGGTGGAGATAATTTCCTAGTACGCTACAATAAACAGCCCAACGATAGAAGGCACTAATGACGAATGACACCTCGGGGCTTGCCAACGTAAAGCTTCACCTAGTTAATGACATGGAGACTGCTAACCAGTTTCTCTCTTGGCTAGGGGAGCGTCGCCCCCTGGATGCACTTGCTGTAGACATCGAGACTGGCGAGCTTCCAGGGAACAACAAGAAGGACGCCCTGTCCCCCTGGCACGGTCGTATTCGTCTTGCTCAGGTGGGTGACTCAGAGCAGGCTTGGGCCATCCCGTGGGACCACTGGAAGGGTGTTTTCTATCAGGGGATGAGCAAGTACACAGGCCCCATCATCTGCCACAACATTGCTTTTGAAGCACGCTGGTTTGCGGTTAACTCGGATTGGGATTTCCCGTGGCAACAGGCGCATGACACGATGCTGATGGCGAAAATTATTGACCCCATCTCTCCCGCAGGTCTTAAGCCACTGTCTTCCAAGCTCATCGACGCCAAAGCAGCGAGCCTTCAAGATGTACTTGACCAGGAGATGACCGCTAATGGTTGGACCTGGGGCACGGTCCCTGTCGACTTTGAACCTTACTGGGCATATGGTGCTCTTGACACTATTTTGACTACCAGACTCTGGCACAAGTTTTACGAGCAGTGTGGCCCTGATGGGCCGTATCACAAAGCTTACGAGTTGGAAATGGCAGCTCGAAAGATTGCCACTCGCATGGAAATCAACGGGGCTCGTGTTGACCTTGAGTATTCCCAACAAAAGTACGACGAGCTTTTGGACTTTGCAGAGCGGACGAAGCTCTGGGCCTATAACACCTACAACACTTCTATCACCAGCAACATTCAACTGGTGAAGACCTTAGAGGGGCTTGGCGCGGTCATTGATGAGCTCACACCGTCGGGCCAAAAATCCGCGAGCAAGGACCAAATTAAAAAGCTGTCTATCGAGGGCAACGACCACGTTAAGCAACTAGCTGAAGCGGTGCTGCAACAGCGTAAAGCAGACAAGCTAGCGAATACTTACTTCCTTAACTTTATTCAGAAGAACAGTAACGGATTCCTTCACCCCTCTATCAACACGGTCGCGGCTAGAACATCAAGGATGTCTATTACTGACCCCGCCTTGCAGACTCTCCCCAAGGGGGACGCAACCGTGCGTCGAGCGTTCGTCCCGAAAGATGATGACCACGTTATTATCACGTCTGACCTTGACCAGGTTGAGTTCCGCATGTTTGCATCGCTCTCGGGTGATGAGAACCTAATCCACCTTTTCAATCGTGCGGACGCTGAAGGCTCGGACCCGTTTACGGAAATTGGTCGTCAGGTGTACCAAGACCCTTCCATGCAGAAGTCTGACAAGCGACGTAACCTCATCAAGGGCGTTGTGTACGGACGCCTCTATGGTGCTGGTGTCGCCAAGCAGGCTGTAACTGCAGGTGTGGCAAAAGAGCAGATGCAGGCAGTGTCAGACTCTTTTGACTCTAACTACCCAGGTATGGCACTCTTCCAACGACAAATAGCAAACTTGGGTGAGGAGCGTCTACTTTCGGAGGGGCAAGGATACGTCAAAACTTGGACTGGTCGCAGGGTGCCTTGTGACGACAATCGAACCTACTCTTTGGTCAACTACCTTATCCAGGGTGGAGCTGCCGAAGTCTTCAAATCGAACCTGGTGAAGCTTGACCAAGCTGACCTTACGGACTACTTGATTGTTCCAGTGCATGACGAAATTGTGCTTCAGGCCCCACGCAAGGATGCTGAAGAAATCAAGCAGCTCGTTCGCGAGTGCATGACCACCACCGAGGGCTGGGCTGTCCCGCTCACTGCGGATGCTGATGGTCCTCTTGAGACATGGGGGGATAAGTACTAATGAAAGCTGTTCTTTCGGTAGACCCTGGGCTTGCCACTGGCGTCTGTTTTATTTTGTGGACTGGAGCAGAGGGGGAAGACCCCGTAATCAAGTTATCTGCCGAACTGAATGAGGAAGAGTTTGCTCCGCAGATTAGAGAGTGTATGGGCGACTGGGAGAGCTATGAGGAGTTCACGGTTGTCTGCGAAAGATTCGTTATCAACGCACAAACCGTGCGAAACTCTCAAGCCCCGTACAGCCTTGAACAAATTGGCAGTCTGAAACAGATATGCAGAGACCATGGCTATCCAGTGGATAAAATTCTTTTCCAAGCCCCTGTTGACGCAAAAAACATGTTTCCCAACAAAGCCCTAAAAACTTTAGGATTCTGGCATGTCGGTGGGGCGGGACACGCTTTAGATGCAATCCGACACGCCCTATTGGCAATAGTTCGCCTCCATAAGTGGATTCCTAGACTACTGTTGGACAATGTTACAGAATAACTAACACGAAATTCTTACTAACACCACTTGATGTGGTACCATGGTTTTAACGACATAAAGAGGTAACAAATTGCCAGTATCTGTAGAGCTCGACAACGAAAACTCGCACATCCTTATCAACGCTGAATGGCGATACAAGGAGCTATGTAAGAGTCTTCCTGGGTCGTCTTGGTCTACAAAAGAGCAGGTTTGGCGACTGCCTATGAGTTGGTCTAGCTGCCTGGCACTCCGCTCTACTTTCAAGGACGACCTCACAATTGGCCCTCGGCTCACGGCTTGGGCAGAAGACCTCGTAAACACCCGTATACAGCCCTCAGTGGCCCTCAGGGAGCTTGAAGAATACGATGGGGATGAAGACCTGTTCCCCCATCAAAGGGCGGGAGTGGCCTTCCTGGCGGCTTCTAGACGTGCTTTACTGGCAGACGAACCAGGACTGGGAAAATCTGCTCAGGCAATCCGTGCTTTGAAGCGTTTGAAGGAGCAAGGAGAGGATGTATTCCCCGCTCTCATTGTCTGCCCCAACACTCTCAAGAAGAACTGGGAACGTGAAATTCAGAGATGGTGGCCTGAAGTAACCACTCAGGTCGTTAAGGGAACTTCTACTCAGCGGAGAAAACAATTTGAAATTGGGGCTGAGAGCAACATTGATGTCTTCATCATTAACTGGGAGTCTCTGCGTACCCACTCGAGATTGGCTCCCTACGGTTCGGTAGCTCTTACCCGTTGCTCGGAGTGTGGCGGACACGACGAAGGCATTAGCCTCAACCGTTGTGAAGTACACCTCCGCGAGCTCAACCACATTGACTTCAAAGCTGTAATCGCAGATGAGATTCACCGCTCCAAAGACCCCAAGTCCAAGCAGACTCGCGCTCTGTGGTCAGCTACTGGAGACGCGGACATTCGTTTTGCCCTGACAGGAACGCCCATTGCAAATGACGTGGTGGACCTGTGGAGCATTCTGCACTGGATTTCACCCGAGAACTGGCCCAGCAAGACCAAGTGGATGGAGAGAATGGTAGACACCATCCTCAATGCTTTTGGTGGACTACTCGTTCTTGGCGTGAAGCCTCACATGCAGGAAGAGTTCTACAAGACCATCAATCCGCATATGCGTCGGATGCTCAAGCAAAAGGTGCTTCCCTGGCTACCAGAGATGGTCTTCGAGCGTCGTGACGTGGAGATGTCCACGAAGCAAAAGAAGGCTTACACGCAGATGCGTGAGACCATGATGGCTGAGCTGGAGGACGGGGAACTTGTTACTGCCCCCAGTGTTTTGACCCAGACCACACGACTGTTGCAGTTTGCTAGCTCATATGCAGAGATGGCGGTTAGCGAAACCACAGGGGAGCAGAAAGCCCTGCTGTCTGACCCTTCTTGCAAGGTAGATGCGTTAATGGCAGACATCAAAGCAAAAGACTTTGGTGAGGATTCCGTTGCTGTGTGTGCAGTGTCACGTCAGCTCATTGAGCTCCTGAGTGCGGCTATGACCAAAGCCGAAATTCCTCACGGACTCATTACGGGGGCTCAAGACGAAGACCAGCGTCAGCAGGCTATCGACGATTTCCAGGCTGGGCGTACCAAGTGGATTCTCTACACGGCTCAGGCTGGTGGTGTGGGTGTGACCCTGACAGCAGCTCGCCGTCTAGTGATGCTTCAGCGTCCGTGGTCTTTGGTTGACCACAAACAGGCTCTGGACCGCGTGCACCGCATCGGCTCTGAGATTCACGATTCCATCATTGTGACTGACTACGTCACCGAAGGAACTATCGAAGAGCGAGTCCTCCAAGTATTGGAATCCAAAGCGGACAACTTTGAACAGATTGTGCGAGACAAGGACCAACTCCTTGCCCTGCTGAAGGAAGAGAAGGCAGCAAAATGAGCGAAGTAGTACGCATCAGCAATTCTGAGATTCAAACTTTTAAAGACTGCCGTCGACGCTGGTGGTTTACTTACTACCGCAGGCTACAGCCGAAAGAGCGTCAAGTCACTGGTGCACTTGCTTTGGGGTCTCGCATCCACGAAGCCTTGGACCAGTACTACTCGACTGGCATACCGCTGCTTCAGGCTCACGCAAACTTGGTGAACATGGAAAAGGAGGCTCTGCTCACGGACTTCCGAGACGTAGCTGAGCTGGAAAAGGAAGCCGAGCTTGGGCACATCATGCTTGAGGGCTACCTGCAGTGGGTGGAAGAGAACGGTGTTGACGCTGAGCTCGAGATGATTTCTACCGAAGAAACGATGGTTATGCCAATGTTTAACGGAGAAGTCGAGCTACAGGGGAAGCTTGATATGCGTGTGCGACGACGTGGTGACGGTGTTCGCATGTTCCGCGACTTCAAGACCGTGGGTGGCTCTCTCAGCGACTTTGCAAACCTTGCCCCCATGAATGAGCAGATTCTTACCTACATGCTTTTAGAGCAGCACCAGAACGGAGAAGGAGAGCGTTCGGAGGGTGGTATCTTCACCCTGCTGAAGAAGGTTCGCCGTACGGCAAACGCACGCCCACCCTTCTACGACCAGTTCGAAGTGCGACACAATGTCTTCACCTTGCGGTCCTTCTGGGACCGAATCCACGGCACCGTGGGCGACATGATGCGCGTCCGCACCGCTTTGGATGAGGGGGAGAGTCCAGCCTTTCACGCCTATCCCAGCCCCTCACGGGACTGTAAGTGGAAGTGTAAGTTCTTCACCGTATGCACGCTTGTCGATGACGGTTCAGCGGCTGAGCAAGCGATTGAAGCAATGTTCGAAGTAGCCGACCCATATGCATACTATGGCGACTCAGAGAAAAAAGGAAGTGAGTGACGAATGAGTGAAATCCAACGGTCTTTGACCGTTATGGTTTACGGTGAGTCAAAGGTGGGTAAGTCCTCCTTCGCCGTTACCGCTCCGTACCCACGCCTAATGCTTGATGTGGAGGGTGGACACCGATTCCTTCCTATCACTGTCAAGTATTGGGACCCACTGCGCGAGGAACCCCCCGTTGCAGATGGAACGTGGGACACCGTGGTTGTCGCAGTGCGGGATTATGACACCGTGCTAAAGACTTACCAGTGGTTGCAACTTGGCAACCACCACTTTAAGAGCTTGATTATCGACTCCATCTCGGAGCTCCAGGTCAAGTGCATGGACAGCATTGCTGGTAACGAGCAGATGAAGATGCAGCAGTGGGGCGAATTGCTTCGCCACATGGGTGGTCTTCTCCGCGACTTGCGAGACCTCACAATGCACGCAACAAACCCACTTGAGGCTGTCGTCTTGACGGCTATGTCTCGGGTGACCCAGGACGGTAAGCACCGTCCGTATCTGCAGGGACAACTTGCTATTCAAGCACCGTACTTCTATGACATCCTCGGTGCATTGGCTGTCGAGGACTTCCCGAATGAAGACCCGCTTGGTGCGCCTCACAAGGTGCGTCGTATGTACGTAGAGCGTACTAACGAATACGAAGCAGGTGAACGAGTCCAGGGTCGCCTGGGTTCAATCGTTGAGCAGCACAACCTCAGTATTGAGATGATGCTCGACACCATCTTTGGTCCCAAACAGGAGGCCAAAACCAGTAAGAAGAAAGAAGAGGTAACATCATGACCACACTTGATTGGGCACAGCTCATTAAAGATGCAGGAGACAGCTCAGGTGGTGGCAACTACGAGCCACTTCCCGACGGTGACTACGAGTTCACTGTTGTAGAGGCTCCTGCAACCGAAACACAGTCAGGCAAGACTATGTTCAAGCTCAAGGCGCAGGTTACGGGCGGAGCCCACGACAAGCGTCTCGTCTGGGACAACCTGGTTGTATCTCCCGAGAACTCCACTGCTCTCGGTATTTTCTTCCGCAAGATGAACTGCATGGGTCTAACCCAGGAGTTCTTCGACCGCGCACCGACAAACGAGCAGATTGCTCAGGGCTTGGCGGGTCGCCGATTCCGTGGCCAGGTTGGTAGCCGTACCTACAACGGCAAGACCTCCAACGAAATCAAGAACTACTACCCGTCTCAGGCTGGTGCCGTCCCCTCGGCTCCCGCTCAGACTGCAGCAGCTCCTGCACCCGCACCTGCACCCGCAGCGGCTCCTGCTCCTGCACCCGCACCTGCGGCTGCTCCTGCCCCCAGCGCGGCCCCTTCGGCTCCGTTCTAATGGCAATGTCGGGGTGTCACTCATTTGAGTGGCACCCTGGCACACGGACTTAAGGACAAAATGAAAGCACTCATCACGGGAAGCACAAGTCCGCAGGCTTCCTCAAAAACAGCAACTCGGACGCCCACTTTTGCCTCTTTGCTCTCGCACTCCTTTATTTCTCAGGGGATTGATGCCGAGCTGGCGGAACCGTCTATTAACCTTTCTACGGAAAAACTAAATGAATATGATGCCATTTTTGTTGGGATTGCTCCCCCCACAAGTCTTTCCGCTAATAGGGTTTATCCAGCGTTTGCTATTGCTAACAGGGCACGTAAGCTTGGGAAGCTCTTTCTTTTTATTGACGCCCCAGAGCCATACAAAATCCAAGCTTCTCTAAAATCTTGCTACCTCAACGTGTCTGACCTTCAGAAAGACTTTTACTCCAATAGAAAGTTTTTCTCGGAGTTCACAGAGTACCTAGAGTTTCAAGAAGAGGTCTATCAATTCATTGAGTTCCTGTACACGGAAGAGTGGCCTACCCTCCTGTACCCAGCTTTCCCGTGGTTCCCGCAGGAGCTCATTCAGAAAGCCTTGCCAAACGTGTCCCAGTCGGTGGCCGTGAATTTAGATGAGACTCTGCTACAGGTGGGTCGGATTAGCCCTGATTTGGACTCAGAGCGGACGTATTGGACCTGCGACGCTCTCAACACAAAATGGGCAAAGAAAGTCTCTAAGACTCTCGCTCTGCCAGTTATGGCAACCAGACGGAGCAGATGGGACACGGAAGACATCACTCTGACTAGAGTGAGACGTAGCGTGGGGACCATAGTTTCTCTCTACAGAAGCAACGAACCGTGGTGGTCTCCTGCACTCGCTCAGTCTTTGGGGGTGGGCGTTCCCGTGGTAACAGATTGGCGATTTAGCGGAGAGCTTGGTCCAGAGTGGGCATACCTCGCTTCTTCTGTTGAAAGTATGACTACAGCTGAAAGGTTTGAACTTTCAGTGGCTCAGAGAGACTTCTACTTAGGGGCCATATCGGAATGGAAGATAGACCCGAGTAGATTTGATATAAACAAAAAACAATCGGTAATGGTATAGAGAGGAGACCCAAAATGGGACTCGACATGAAATGGGTTAAGGAGCAGCTGCAAGCTGCCAAAGTACGCAAGCCCGTAGGTGATGCAACAATGAAACTGATTGAGTTAGTTGACACAATCGAACTCACTGATGAGCAAAGAGCTCAAGCTGTAGAGATGTTCTCTAAGCTGGCTCTCGGCCACGCTCACGTAAAAATAAACAAGAACGAATTGTGGGTTCCTGCACGTCCTGGCGACATCAAGGTTGCAGACGAGGTCCGCGTTAAGGCAGACGCCTTCACAGGGGATGCTGGGACCGCACACAACGGACGTCGCGGTGTTGTTGTTGGCGTTCGCTACGGAGATGTGATTTTTAAAAGCACGGATGGTAAGGAGCCCAGTTTGAACGGCGCTCACTACTCCCCACACGCATTGGAGAAGCTTGTAAATGTCTAGAAGCACAACATTTACCTTCTCTGTTTCAGGGGACAGCTACGAGGAGATTGCCTCTAGGTCTGACAACATTATTTCCCGCTTTATGTCCTCTGCGGAAGAGGATGAGTTCGACGATGATAACAAGGCTGTTAGCTCAAGTTCTGGCGCACGCGTCAACTATGAGATTGTTGTCACGAAGAGTGAAGACATAGCTAGCGAGTACGAGTATCAAGCCGAGGTAATTGCAAAAATTCGCGATTAGCTATAGGGTGGCAGAGAAGCAATGACGCAGAAATGGAAGGAACGAAATGCGGAAACCTTGGGACTACGAAGAGCCAGCTTGTGCAGAGGTTGGAACGAATATGTTTTTCCAGCCAGACCCCGATGACAATGAAGCAGGAGCCGCATCAGACCGATACACATATGCTCGCTCTGTCTGCAAGACTTGTCCTCACTTAATCGAGTGCGCTGAGTGGGGTTTGAAAAATGAGTCTCACGGTATGTGGGGAGGCACGTCTCCCCGAGAAAGAGCAAATATGCGGACCAAGCTCGGGATACCTGTTGTGCGAAGAGTAGATTTCAACGCGCTATAATTAGTGTATGAGTGCTGAGCCATTACAGTCTCCTGTTCCAGTATGTGAAGCTTGCTACATTAAGAAGCATTCCAAGTGGGAGCCCGAGAGCGTTGACGACAAGGGAAACATACTTATGCGCCTTAAGGGGGTGCCCACCCCGAGGCAATACGAACTTGGTGTAGTGGAGACTTGCCACAAGTGTGAGTCGGTTACTATCTGTGGAATCTACGATTTAGTAGAGCCAGAAATCCAGTTCATAGATGATGAAGAGCCCTTCTGATGAGGGATGTACGGCACGGCGAGCATCTTTGGCAGTGCTGGGAGGGCGAAGGGTATTTTTCTGATAATCACTCTGAGCTAATTTATTTCACCATCGGGGAGGTTGACACCGACCATGAAATAGTTAGGCGTGCTCTCGCGTCAACACTGCAGAGAGACGGCATTGCTGACGGGCTCTCTGACGGCTTTAGAATGCTCGAATCATCAAACACACAGAGCGGATTCGCAGGGTTTCTGCCCGACGAGTCTGAGTACACGGTTTGCGACGAAGAAGGCATGACCGAGTACGGGGATAAGGTTGTAGAAGTTTCTATAGTAACTTGGATAGAATTTTAACATTTTGACAGAACTCTGTCAATTGTCTACACTTGTTTGGTAAACTAGTTATGTGTGGACACCAGCGACAAATCTAAAATGGCAAAGAGATGCCCTATGCGCTGAGCCCGAAAACAAAGAGGCTATGGAGTGGTTCTTTTCTAAGGAGCCCAAGGAAAAATATGCCGCTAAAAATCTTTGTTTTAGCTGTCCCGTAAGAAAGCAGTGCCTTCAGTGGGCACTAGAACACCGCCAAATCTGGGGTATTTGGGGCGGTAAAGATGAAGTGGAGATGCGTAGAACGCTCTCAGTGTCCTACAAAGGCGAAGAGGCTCGCCGCCGTAGGTTTCCGAATTGTCCATACTGCACCGCTCGACCTTCCAAACTCGAGACTAGTTCAATAGAGGTGCCTGGCGGAGGTAGATGGACAACAGCTCGCATTGTGACGTGCACAGTGTGTAAATTTTCCTGGAGGAGTCGAACCAGTGCTAATGCCGTAGAGGCTTACAAGCAGCACAGGGAAGACCGTACGGCAAAAAGACTCAAGGAAAAGGAAAAACGAGCCGAAAAAGCAGCTAAGAGTAAAGCTAAGTCTTCTAAGAAGCGTTAGCTGCTGACATTTCGCAGAAAACCAGGTTGTTCTGCATTCTTTCGTTGTCTGGCTCAATCTCTACAGCGTTGCGAGCGTACTCGGCTGCCTTTGCGTAGTGCCCAAGGTTGTAGGCGGCAATAGCTGCGTAGTCCCACGGTGCGGCACCCCAAGACTCTGCCTCACAGAGATACTCGAGGGGCTTTTCTGTGATGGAGAGAGCCGCTTCAGCTGAATTTAGGCAGTTCTTCCAGTCTTGGCGTTCGTAGTACAGCTTCACGAGGTCCACGTGAGGCTCTCTGCGGCCAGGAGCCTGTTCGATGGCTCGCTTAAACCAGTGCTCAGCCTCTGCGGGGAGAGATTTGCCGATAAACCGCATGGAAGCGGCTCTTTCGGGTGCCCAGGTGGCTGTGGGGAGCTCTAGATGACGCTTTAGCTCCGCTGCAGCTTCCATGTAGCGTCCATAGAAGTACAACTCTCGCCCGTAGTAGAAAGCGTTGCGGTCGTTGTACGGGTCTTCCTTGACAGACATCGAGAGAAGCGGGAGATACTGAGAGCGGCTCTTAGACGGGTCTGGGTGGTGGTGTGTCTCAATGCCATCTAGCCACTCTTGCTTCTCTTCGATGCCGTAGGAGTAGATGCACTCGTGTACAGGGTGACGCCAGCGGAAGCCCTTGCGACCGTGAATGTGGTCGTAGCTAAACTCGAGGCCAGGCGTGCCGTCTTCGTTGAAGGACCAGATGTGCTTGTAGCGAGGACGGTTTACACCGCGCTCCCACGCTTCGGTCAAGACATCTTTCCATCCTGGAGTGATGACCTCGTCCATGTCTAGAGACACGCACATGTCGATGTCAGCTGGGAGAGCGGCCAGAGCAGCATTTCTGGCGTCGTCGAAACGCCAAGGCGATACGCGAACATCCACTACGTTGATTCCCAGGGCTCTGGCTGCTTCCACTGTGCCGTCTGTCGACCCCGTGTCTGCAATGAGGAGGTAGTCTGCATCCTTTGCTGACTCGAACCAGGACTCAACAAACTGTCGTTCGTTTAGCGCGATGGTGTAGATTGCTGCTTTCATTGTCTCTCCTATGCCACGGGGAATATGGGGTTACTATTTTCTTTCATGTCTTTTATAAACTCGACATGGTCTTTCATATCTTGAACAATCTCTGCCTTTGCCTCAAGGAAAGAGTCATAGTCAACGTTTACGCCCTCTGGAAGCTGGTTGTCTTCGTAAGCCTGCTTGTATAGCTCTGTGTTAAGTTGACCGAGACCAGCAGCGACTGAAATCCAACTTTGCAGGGGGAAGATGCTGTCTCGATAGTCGGTGTAAGTCGGAAGAACCTCTTCCCAACTGCTCAGCATCTTTTTAATTCTTTCAGGGGTGTTTTTCGGGTCTTGGTAGTGGGACCAGAACTCGTTATCTTCTCGTCCACCCATATAGTGGAAGTAGACAAACTCAAAGATGTCTTCGCTGACCTGGACCGCTCTAGCATTGAAAGCATCAACATACGCTTTGGGGCGTCTAATGACCCCATTGATGTCTCTAAATGCCTTCTCTAGGTAAATAATTGACGCCCAGATAGACGTTGCCTCTAAAGGCTCAATAAAGGCCCCTGAAAGACCTACCGCAATACAGTTATTTACCCAGGGGGTCTTGTAGTACCCAGGTTCGAACTTAAATGCTGTTTCTCGGGGCCATGTGACGTCCTGGTCACCGACCATTTCCCGTATTTCTTCTTTGACTTCTTCTTCACTGATGTAGTTGGAGTCAAAAACGTATCCGCAACCGTAGCGGTGCTGGAGCGGGATTTTCCACATCCAACCGTACTTCATTGCAGTTGACCCTGTGTACGCGGGAATAGCTTCTGAGTCGACAGGCAGGAAGAAAGGCATCGCTGAGTCTACGGTGAGCTGTTCTTTGTGGCTTACCCACTCTGATTCGTACACTTTGCCGATGAACTTGCGTGCAAAGCCAGTGCAGTCAATGAAGAAGTCACCCTCCACCGACTCTCCTGACTCAAGAATGACTTCGTAGAGGTCTCCGTTGTCGCGCTGCTTCTGGTCTACGACTTTGCCCTCTATACGGGTAACTTCTCGCTCTTCTACCGCTACTTTCTGGAAGAACTCAGCTAGGGCAACAGCATCAAAGTGGTTGGCATAGTGTGCGTGTGAGAAATACTTCTCTAAGGGGTCTGGAATAAATTGTTCGTCGTATTCGGGGTGCACAAACAGCGGAATCTTATTTTTTTCGCTGACGTCCTCACAAAAGTTAATCTCTGAAAACGATTTGTCGTTGGCTTGAGCGTGAGCAACCAGAAGGCTTGTGTCCGCGAGGTATTGAGGGTTGTCGAAAGCTCCCAACCCGACATCGTCAGAGGCAAAAAACCCGTGATAGTAGTAGTCAGAGTCTTTTGTCCAGTTCTCGAACTTAATCCCGTTTTTCATCGTGCTGCTGGTCTCATTGATGAGGCGAGATAGCGGAATACGGAGTTTCTGGAGTAGCGTGATGAACGCGGGGGTTGTGCCCTCACCTGCCCCAAGAATTCCGATGGACTCTGACTCAATGAGTGTAATTCTTGCGGTCGGCATCTTGTAGCGAAGAAAAAGTGCGGAAATCCATCCCGCAGTGCCTCCACCAACAATTACAAAACGATGCGGTTCTTTTTCTGTCATTAGTAAACCTTCTTTACCCAAAACTGATAGTCATTTACAAGTACATGAGTGCGCTCCATGTAGATGCTGTAGAAGGCATCTATGGCCATTTTGGGCTCTTTATTGGCTCCCAACCCTGCTGACCAAAGGTAATCATCAAAGGCGATGATTCCCCCGACATCGAGACATTCGAAAGCGCTAACTGCATCTTTAAGCACACCGTACGAAGTGTGGTCTCCATCAATGTAGATGAAGTCGTACTTTTCTACGTTGTTTTTAAAGAAGCTGTCGCTCGTACCTTTATATTTTACTATTTGTCGGTTGTGGCGAGCCCCAGAAGTTTTGCTGTCATAAAGTGTTTCAACACTTGTCCAGTTAAGGTCGTGGTGCACTGGCTCGTCTGAGCCTTCCCATGTGTCAACATCCACAAGCACGGAGTCTTGGTAGTGATACAGAATGTTGTTATACAGCCACACACTGGCGTCTCCTGTATACGCCCCAATTTGAAGTAGGCGTGAGGGACGTGCGGCTAAGTGCTGAAGATGTGTCTCGAAGTTTTGTAGGCCGTCGTTTTGAAACCAGTTGGGTACATTGTTCACCCCTACAGGTTACTACAACAAAGTGTAATAGCGGCTAGACGCGCTCAACCCACTGTTGGTTTTCTTCATCCCAGTCGTAGTCCGCGCCATCCGTTGGGTAGGCAACGGGAGCTTCCCAGGTGTAGGAGTCAGTTAACGTCCATGAGGCGTAGGGCTTGGGTGGGATGAAGGCGTCCAACTCAGAGTCGTATGAGTAGCCCTTCCCAGCGTAGTTTCCACGGAACGGCGTTCCACCGCCAGTGTGTTGCCCAGCGCGGGTGTTGTATGAGGTGCGCTTGCAGGTCAGTCCTGGACGCTTGGTTGCGTAGTAGGCTTCCCAGTCGGAAATGCCGTCGACAACTTCCGTCTCATCCCTACCCGTGATGACTTCGACAACCTCGTTGTCGGAATTGATAAAAGCATAGTGCGCCATGATTCTCCTAGTTTACCGTAATTGTGTCAGTACCAGCGGTGAAAGTTGTGATTTTGTAGTCTCCAGAAGTGACTGTTGATGAGGTCAGTCCTGCTCCTACAGTGAGATATGCGGCTGCTGGGTACTTAACAATCACAACCCCAGAACCACCCGACCCACCAACAGCGGCTGGGTCGGCCTCTCCCCCTCCACCGCCACCGCCGCCAGTGTTAGCTTCTCCGCTCTGGGGGTCAGTAGGGTCTGCCCCACCGTCTCCACCGCCACCAGCGCCTCCAGCTCCTGGAGTACCGCCTGAGCGACCGCCACCACCTCCACCACCAG